ATTGATGAGGTCGGGCATTTTATTTCAGTCCTTTCAAATGAGGTTCTGCGCCCAATCCGCAAATTGCTTTGCGGTGTCGGGCTTGGGAGTGGAGCCGCTCGGTTCGCCGGGGTTCGGCAGATTCGGAGCGGCGGGTACTTTGGCAAACGCGAGGATTTGGTCAGCTTGAGCGGTGCAAGCCTCCTCGGTGCCGCCGGTGAGCAGTTCGGCGGGGATGTTCTTGGCCTTGGCAACCTTGCCGCGCATCTCTCTGAGCGATTCTGCCAGCTTCATAGCGTCGAGTTCGTTCTTGTAGTTCGCGGCCTCGTCACGGGCCTTTTGCAGTTCTTCCGGGTCGCCGTTCTTCGCGGCGGCGAGGTCGGTCTGGGCCTTGGTCAAGTCCTTTTTGACTTGTTCCAGTTCGGCCTTGGCTGCGTTGATGTCCTTGCCGTTTTCTGCCATAATGGCATCCATGACGGCCTTGGGCATTTTCGCGCCATCGCCTAGGTCGAGGCTTTCCAAAAAATCGCGTTTCATTTGGTGTCCTTCCTCCTCTACGCTTTTTACGGGGTCGCATCCCATGAGGTTGGCAGTTTTACGCCCAGCCGGGGCAAAATTTGTATGAAAAAACCGCCCGTCGGCGGTTAAATCATCGGTATGGGTTCTGTGGTCAGCCGTTCGCGTAGTTCGTCCACAAGGGCCTCGTCCGTCCATAAATCGTTTCGGCAGATGTAGCCGCGCCAATCGTTCACGACGGAGCCGCCGATGAGCCAGTCAACGTGTTCCACCATGACGGCATTCACAACCATTTCACGGGCGTGGAATTTGTCGTGCCATTCGTGGAACAGGAAATCGTCGCCCTTGTTGTGCTTAATGGCGTACCATTCGCGCTCATCGTGGTCGGGGCCGTCCACCCAATCGCAGTAGGCCAAAGCGTAGTCAATCGGGACGCGGACGCACGGAAAACCATGCCAGAGGTCGGGGGCATACACACGGCCCACGCACCCGGAATCGTCGCCGCTCTGCGCAAAGCAGAATCCGGCAACAACGCCGGAATCATACTTGTGGGCAAGTTCCGCAAAGTTCCGGGCAATCAGAACATCGTCCTGCAAGTGCCATTCACACTGAGCAGAACGGAACGAACGGAGGCAGGACGCAAGACAGCCATAGCCCTCCGCGTCGTTCCAGATGACAGGCTCCAGCCCTTGCTCCACCAGTGACGGGGCGAGGTAGCGCTCAACGTACCAGAGGCGCTTGGGGCAGGCGTGGATCATGACTTTCATATTTCGATTTCCTCTGTCCCGTTGTCGTGGTACGCTTCGCGCCGGAGGGCGTTGATTTTCTCCGTCATTGTGTCGCCCTCTGCGTTCTCAAGCATTCGGCGGTATTGCTCTGGGTCATATCCGGCAACGCCGCCGCGCTTTGAAAATCGGACGGAATACTCACAGTTGCAGTTGGCGTGGATGTGGTCGGCGTGGCCCTTGTCCATGTCGCCGCCTCTGTGCCATCCTTCGGCGGCAAGGGCCAGACAATACGGGCAAGTGTCTCCCACGGCGATCCATGCGTATTCAACGCGGTCACGCTTTGCGTTCTTGAGCGTGGTGTCGGCCCCGGCCCGTTTTACCAGCCGCGCCACGGCCCCGGCAACAATCGCCGGGTTCATGGTCTTTGCCGTTCCCATCACAGCCTTGCGCACGGTGGCGTAGGAGGCCGTTTCTGCGGGTTCTGCCGGGTCTAGGATAGAATGCTCAAGTTCTGCGGTAGCGTCGTACATCGCCGCTGACAGGGCCGAGGATGCCTCTCCGTACTTGGTGGCGATTGCATAGGCGTAGTCAACCAGCCCCGCCATATCCTCAAGCCCGTGCTGGTCAATCCATTTGAGCATTGCGGCCTTTGCGGTGTCGCTGATTTTGGCGAGGCGGTCAATATAGCGCCGCCATGCGGATGCATTTATCATTCAAGCTCACCCGCCAAAGCCAGCCCTCGCGCCCTCTGCTCTTGCGATTTGATTCTGCGAATCGTGGCTTGATCGAATCCGCACATAGCAAGATATTCGTCCGTCTGCCCAAAGGAGGGCCGGATGGATGCAATCTTGAGCGCCGCGTCAGCGGTGGCGGCAACGGAGGGCATAGCCGGGTTTTTGAAATGTGCTACAATATCCCGATCCTCCGGGGGCAGCTCGTCGATAGAAACATCCCGCGTCACAGCGAGGGCCATGAGCGCGATGGTTCGGAGGGCTTCGCCGTTGCCGAGGTTCAACTCTTGAGCCATGCCCACAAGGGTCTTTGTCTGGGCCTCAATCGCGTCGGAGCTGGTGGGGTTCGCATCGTTGACAACGCCGGTCTCATGGATGGGTAGGCCGGTAGCCGCGCTGAACTGCGTAGCCAGATCGCGGAGCATTTCGGTATGCGGGGCAAGCGTTCCCTGTTGGAGCTGTCCAAAGGTAGGCTTTTCCCCGGTCTCCGGGTTTGTGGTCGCCGCAATGATGTTGCCGCAATACTGCTTGAATTTGTCGCCAACGATAGCGTCAAATTGGTCTGTGTCCACCCCAAGAATATATTTCTGGGGAGCCGTCGAAAATTCAAGCGAGACGGTGGCATTTGCCATCGTGCGAACATAACCCTTGATGAGGTTGCGGATCGGGGATTTCAGCCGGGAGCGGCCCAACGGCTTGTTGCTGGTTGCGTTCCAGACAAGCGGTTCCATAAGGGGCCGCCCCATGCGGTGGGGGAATCTGGTCGCCGTCCATGTGTCACGGTCAACTCTGTCGAGGACAATGACGGCATCCTCGGTGTAGTAGTACACCCTCCACGCTCTGGCATAGCCGTCCGAATCGTCACGGGTGGACACGATGGAGAAGCCAGCCACAAGTCTGCCCTTGTCGCCGTCATAGAGGCCAGCAGCAGATGCGGGAGAGTAGAAACGGATTTTGCACTTGTTCCCATCCTTGAGGACGGTGGCAAAGGTGCAGCCTAATTTGAGTTCATCCCTTGCGGCGGTGGAGTAGGCGGCGATGAGGTTATTCTGCCGGACGATCTCGGAGAGTTCATCCACGGGTTCTCCGTTCTGGCCCACGAATCCGTCAAACATGGATCGCGCCGCCAAAACATCAACGGTTTTCGCGCCCCATGCACAGCCGATTTCCAGCCTTTGCATCCCATGAGGGAGGGCAATTCCGAGGTTTACTTCTCCGAGGGTGACGCGGCCCTCATAGTACCTATTTTTCTCCGCGTTGCTCATTTCATGGGCGCGGTAGATTTCCAGCAGCTTTGTGAGGGCGCTTCGTTCGTTGTCGGTCAGCCCCGCAACTCTGTCCGGGTAAATGTCAATAAGCATAAACTACCTCCTAACCGATCCTCATCCTTTTGGATGGGTCTCGTTTGGATGTGCGACAGCCCCACAGGGCCAGCGCCGCCGCCTCGATGGGCGCGGAATCGTCGCCGCCGAAGCCCCAGCCGCCGGAAATGGGGCGCTTTACTGAGGACAGCGCCGAATCGTTCAAAGCATCCTGTTCCGCGTACCATGTCACGGTCTGCTCCGCGATCTCAGCGGTCAACATGGACACAGCCGCGATCATGTCCTTTGCGGACGGTCTGCGGACAGAATCCTTAAACCGCCATGTGTCATGGATTCGCTCTATGAGGACATCCACGCCATTCCTTCCGTCGATGACCACGCAACAGGCTTTTGATACTCGATGATTGAGCCAATCGGCAAGCCAGCGGATGCCCATGCCGGTGGGTCTGCGCTCGATCATGGAGATACGGGCGGGGCCGTCCTTGGGGCAGACAGCGCCGCAAAGAACGACCTCCGTTGCGTCTGCGCTAAACTTGATGCCGTAGGCGGTCTTGCCCTCCGGCTTCGGTTCGTCGCTCTTGCAAGCCTCCCACGCGGTGGGGTCTATCGCGGGTTCGATGTGCTTCTCGATGATGGGTGTCCACCAGCCGAGGCGTTCACGGGCGAAGGTGTCCGGGGCCATCTGTTCGCACTCTCCGGCGATGGTACTCTCAAGGATGCGCACACCAGCCGCCGGGTTCGTCATAAACCAGCGGATTCGGTCTGTCACATCCCCGATCTCCGGGACGGAGTATTCCGTCCACGCGATAGTCTTTGATTGCTTGCGGAGGGCCTTGTCCCTTACGCCACGGAAAACGATTCCCGGCGATTGTGGGCCGGGTGGAGTGCCTAGCATGATGGTCTGGGGATTGATGGACGCGGAGATTGCGGGGAGGAAAGAGGCTTGCTGATCCTCGTCCAGTTCCTGGGCCTCGTCGTATATCAGAAGGTCTCCGTGCTGTCCACGGCCTCCGCTGCGGGTTCGCGCAAGGAACTTGATCCGCGCCCCGGTGGTCAGTATGATCTGTTCCCGGCCTAGGGCCGTCTTGATGTCCTTGACGTACTTCTTGAGTGCCGGGGAATCGAAAAAAACCGCCATCTCCTCAAACGTTTCTGTCGCCGTCTTTTGGAGATGTGCTGTATAAATCACTTTTTCGTTGTAGAGCAGCATTCCGGCTGATGCCCGTCCTTGCACAAGGGCGGTCTTGCCGTTCTGCCGGGGGACGGACAGGCCGCAAGTCTGAGCGGCCCAGCGTTTGCTTTTCGTTGTCCCCATCCAATCGTCGAGGATGTCGGCTTGCCACGGGTCGAGTATTATCCCGCCCAGTTCAAGGATTCGCAGAGCGTCCCCGCCGTCGGTTTCATGGTAGTTTGGTGCGATTCTTGCGGACGGCTCCTGGTTTCCCGTCAGCCTTGCGCTTCTCAAGGATCGCGCCGAGTTCGTCGCCATCGGTCGGGCCTCCCTCTATCTCCTCGATTTCGCGGATGGTTTCCCGGTACTGTTTGGCAATAGCAGCAGCCGATTTCACATCGGCTGATTCCATCAAACTGTGCAAATATGCCTCAAGCTCCTTGAGCTTTTCCAGCCTGGTAGCCATTCCAAAAACTCCTTGTGTGTAAATAGGCGCT